ATAGCATCTGGTGCAGACAGCATGGCTGAAAGGTTCCAGAGCATGGCTCAACGTATGATTCAGGACATGATAGCACTGATATCAAAGGTTCTTATGTTGAAAGCATTACTTGGTGCAACAGGTGGATGGACTGGCGGTGGTTTGGTTAACAAGTTTGCACAGGCAGGTCTTGGTAAGCTTGGATTTGACAACCCCGTATCTTCTGTTGCAGGAAGTGCCATTGGTGGTATGGCACGTAGTTCTACACCTATTGCAAACAATATAATAAACCCTATCGGTAATATGGTAACACCAAAGGTTGCCCGTAGCGTAAGCGGTGGAGGTGGTACAACAACAACAACAAATCATTTTAAAATTAATGCTGTAGATGCTGGCTCGTTTAATAAGCTTCTATCAAACAGGGGAGCAAGGGCTATAATGGTAAACACAATCACATCTAACAAACAGCACAATGGTGTTATAAGGAGTGGGAACTAATGAGTACAGAGATATTTCATTACCAACCAATGATGTTAGACACAAAAGGCGGTACTGTTTTCAATGTTGTTCATTCTGAATTTGAGAACATGGCAGGGCAACGTGGTTTAATATCCGAGAGGCAGAAACAGTATTTTTCGTTCTCATATAACGACAAGCTGTTACTACCGAATGAATCAGAGACGTTAAGAGATGAGATACAGGCGTTTTACAATGCACGGCAAGGTTCTTATGACAACTTCTTTCTTCCTTCGTGGCGGTTAGAACTAAAGTTACAGGATGCTGTTACAACTGCTGATAATACCTTCACTTTATATAAGAATCCATCATATTTTGGGTTCTCAAAAACAATACTTGAAGCTGGGAATTATGTATATTTTTGTCACAAGTTCCCAAGGGACTTTGAGGTTTCACCGACACATGAAGTTAGAAGAATAACTGATTGGTCTGAAAGCGGTGGTGAGTGGACTGTTACTGTTGACAGCACGTTTGATAACAACTATGGCGTTGGAACATACGTTCAGAAAGCTTATATCGTTTATTTTACATCACCTGATTTGTCGTACATAAAAGACATACCGTATAGCGTTGGGTACACAATAGACTTTGTAGAAGATTTATCAGAGTTATATCTATCAGATTATGGAGGTTAGTTATGCCAAGAGAAGGCCCATTAGATTTCTTTAAACAAAAAAACAAACTTCAGTATCAGTTGATTAACCTAGCTGTTGTTGAAGCTTCGTATGTATATATGTCTGACCTTGCCTCTACTTCTACTAAGACCACAGCGGTTGTGTCAGAGACTGTAAGGGTTATATTAAATGCTGCTGTAACTGCTCACAGCTATGACTATGCTGCAAAAGGTGATGGCTATTGTTGGTGTCTTTCGTTTGATGACGGTGCTAACGTTGGTGCTATGAGGCAGGTATCTGCTTATAATTCTACCACTGGAACGTTTACTTTTACAGTACCTCTTGACAATGACCCAACCACTGAACCAGACAGGATAAGAATATCAAAGAACCTGTTCCTTGCTGGCAAAGTAGATTCAGTTAATTTTTATATCCCAGATGAATCATACGGTGACGATGTTAAAATGGTATATGTTCCATTCCCAATGACTATTGTACCAATGGGTACTAACGCCAAGGGTGAAGTTATGACCTTAGATATAACACTGTCAGCGGTTAATAAGGTTATAGTTAATGCTGTGTTACTTGCTGATGGTATACAGGGAAACAGGGTATATCACTTAAGAGTATTTGAGGGTACTCTTGGTCAAGGTAAAGAATACTGTATCAAGGATTCAGCTTACATTGATTCAGTTTCAATTAACAACTCACAGATTCAGTTCTTGCTTGAGAGTAAGCACAACATAGTAGACGTACAGCTTCCGGGTTGTACTTATAACATTGACTTTTGCAGGTTCAGGTTTAAGGGTGATGAATGTGGTTGGACATACACAGATGGTTCTAAGGGTGATGGTTACAGTTTTGATTACTATGAGAAAAAGAACGCAGCAGGAACAGTTATAAAAGAATACCCTCTTGTAAAATCAGACACATGTGACCACACTTTAAACGGTGCAAACGGTTGCCAAGCACATAACAATTCACTTAGATTTGGTGGGTTCCCAACATTATAATGAAGAAGAAATCATATCAAAAATACATAGGGTTACCTTTCAAGCACCATGGTCGTGACGTAGACGGCATTGACTGCTGGGGGTTACCAATGCTTTATTATAAAGAAGTGTTGGGGGTAGAACTTCAGGACTGGTGGTACGAATCCGACTGGTCTAAAAAAGGTGAGAACTATTTTGTAGATAACTATAAAGACTTTCATTTTGAAAGAGTTGATTCACCAACGAAGCACGACATAGCTTTGATCTTTACTGACATTAAAACGAAGATACCGAACCATGCCATGATAATTATAGAACCACCAAACATAGCACTGACTGCTGCAAGTAGGGGTTCTCATCTAACAGATTTAAACAACAATGTTTGGAAGCGTAGGATAGAAGGATTTTATAGGTTATGCCAAGACTAACGTTAATTAAAAATCCATTAACACCTGAAGATAAAGTTGTATTTTACAGCCAAGAACTAGACCTTAAGACTTTCTTAGGCAAGTTTCTTTTTGTGAACCCAACTTGTAAGGGTTTTTTACAGAGCAACGAACTAGCGGTAAAACTTAACGATGTTTTACTTACCAACAAGAAAAGCCTAGCCAATCTTGTACTTAAAAATGATGATGAGTTTGTAGTGTTTCCCAATATAACAACCGGTGTAGAGACGGCTGCTGTTGTTGCTACTGCTGCTGAAGTGGCTGCTACAACTGGGCCAGTTCTGGCAGCACCTGCAATAGCAGCACCATCTGTTGCAGCTACTGGTTTAATATCTTCCAACCTAGCATTGGCTGGCATGTCTCAAACAGCAATAGGTGCTCTTGAATTAGGTGCGACAATGGCTGGTGTTAGTGGTAGTGTAAGTGTTGGGTCTGTTGTTGCAGAGATGGCTATATCAACAGCACTGTCTATGGGTGTCAACGCAATGTTTGCACCGTCACTATCAAGTCCATCTGGCCCTACAGACAGTTCACCTTCTTATGGATGGGACTTAAGTACATCAGCAAAAGAAGGAATAGCAATACCTGTTGTGTACGGTGAGCACTTGATTGGTGGCAACGTTATAACGTCAGCAAAAGAATATACTATACAGGAAGAATGGAGGTGGAAGGAAGCTAAGAAGGATAGGAAACCAACTTTAACTTGGAACGCATTCCCATTTTTAAATACATGCTTACTCGGTGCAACAGAACCTATCCGTGGTGTTGAGGTTGAATGTAAACTTGACACACCATACATATTCTTTAGTTATAAACTATGGGACGAGAAAAGATGGTTAAAGTTCTGGGCAGATTTATTTGATAAGATTACAGAAAACGACAATACGAATCCTATAACTACAACTTCACATTTGGATTCTATAGTATCTACCATAAATGCAGCAGTTATTTATAGGTTGACACAAATAAACGAACAAGAAAGTCCTAAGTTTACTGAGATATTAGACAACCCTAAAAAAGTTGCCAATCTTGATCTAGCTACAACAACTGTAAATCACATAATGACTAGCAATGCTTTATCTAAACCTGCTAGTGTTAATGGTAAGCTTTATATAGTAGATTTTGCAGAAGAGGTATTACGAAGAATAGAAGTCGCTATTGATGATGCACTCGATGCATCATGGGAAGATTTTAAGGACACTATAATAGTTACTCCGTTTGACCCTATCTCACAGGGTAGTACATATACAGAGGTGTTCCAAAAATATGCAAAGGATAGAGATAATCTAGGTACTTACGTATTTGGTTGTTGGTACATAAACACTAGGGGGTTTGGGTTTTCATTAATACCTAATTATGAAAAGATAGCGGCTGCTTTTTTGTGGTTTGGAGACCTACTTACTAACGGAACTTGGGCAGAGGGTTTATACGACTGGGCAAAATTAGTTTTCAGACTTCTTGCCTTTGGTAATTTCGATGGTGGAGATCACGGTCTTGATACTCAAGACCTAATAAACTTTGAAACATTTGCACTAGAGTTCCAGTTTGATGTTAAAGAAGTATTAATACCAAAATACTCAACCCCACGAGAGTTCATTGACCACCTAAAAAAAGATGACGACTACGAAGAAGATATAAAACGAAGTCAAGTGTTACATCAACTAACAGCACTGTCTGAGGGTGAATGTAAGGGTCTTAAAGAAGTGTTTGTTGAGGACTCGCCAGCAAAGAACGTACAGAATTTAGAGATTTCTTTTTTCAAGGGTGATAACGCACAGAACATCTCTGTTGGTAATCAGATGGTGAATACTTTTGACAACTTCAATCACGCTACCAAGTTTCATTCAAGGGATAATGAATTAAACGACAAGGTGGACTATGTAGAGTTTTTATCAACAAAAAACTTTTCGGTAGACAATGTTATAGTTGAAACACAGTCTACAATTTATCGTGTTTCAAAGAGTGGTCATACGAGACCCCTGCAACATAACTTTTTTAAGTTTGCTATACAGGTTGGTTTTACATGGTCTGATTTTGATGCTTGGGACGGCTTGGAAGCAATAACTCCAGCAGCACTACAGGCTGGTGCTTTCTTACATCAGGAATATGAGTTGAAGGGTCAGTTTGATACACAACCCACAATATCAAGGTTTGCAGCACTACCCATTAGAGACTTCCTTATGCCAGAGGCAGACCTACCCCTACTTGTAACGAGATTTCCTTTTGCTGCTCTAGGGTTGTGTGCTTGGCTAGGTATAACATTTGGTGGTGAAGAATATGTTCATCAAAGATACATATCAGACACACCATATAGAGACACAGTTTTAAATGCTATAAAAGAAAAGATAACTACTTACTTTTTAGGTCAGGGAGAACGTATAAGGGTTAGGGTTATAAGGTTGGTTCCATCGTGGGATAATTCTGGCTTTTCTCGCCAGGGTGCTTTTGATTTCAAGGTAACTGGCTTCCAAGAAGTTGCTTACAGGGGGTTTGACTATCCGAACACTGCACTGATGGGGATTAAGTTTAAGGCAAACTCAAAGTATAACGCTTCTATCCCAAAGATAACAACACTGCTTAAAGGAAAGAAGGTTCTTGTTCCAAAGCTTGAGTTGGTTGAGAAAGGCAAGGAAAGAGTTTACCACGAGTTGGCATGGTTTGATGAAGACGTAAACTTATACAGAAGTAGGCAACACAACGGTAATAAATGTACTTATGCCCGTGACTCGGAGAACAGGATAGTATTTGTTGAGGAGTGGTCAGACAACCCAGTATGGTGTCTGTATGATTTAATAATAAATAAAAGATATGGCCTTGGTAATTACACCTCTCAATTTAACCTGCCTATTGATTGGTATCTTGATACTGCTGAATACTGTGACACGTATGTACCTGATGGCACGGACAGGAAGGCTTCTTCCCTGAGTATGTCTCAGCTTATAGACCACGACTCTGACTTCTTTAAGCATGGTGACCCGTATTATGATGACAATGAAGAAGAATTGTATGTACGTGGTACTGGCTTGTTTGGTGGTGCAATAACAGATGCTCTTAATTACCCCAACTCAACAAAATATGACAAGACGGTAGCTGGCGAAGCTATATTTGGAAGAACTGATGTGGGTGGATGGACAAAAGCTGTTGTAGAAAGGATATTTAGAAGTGTACCAAACGTAGTATCTACATATGCAGATATAACTTTTGCAAAAGCATACACCTCGACAACCACAAGGGTTGGTTCTGAGTTCTGGACTAATGGTATCCCTTGTATAGATTCATCAAACACAGAGTATTATAACCGTTATCAGCTTGGTGAGAAACGGTTTGTATTAGACTTAGTTATTGACTCAACATCAAGTGCGATAGATTGGTTAAAGACTATATGTGACACCTTTAGGGCGTTCCCGATGTGGGTTGGTGGTGGGTATAGACCTGTTATTGATAGGATAAAAGACCCTGTTGCAATACTTGGTATGGGTAATATTATAAAAGACTCGCTTGAAGTTTCTTATGTACCCCTATCCAAGTCATACAATATTGTTGAAGCACAGTTTATGAACGAACTTAATATGTATAAGCGTGACACAAGGCAGGTTGTTGACGCTGCTGTTGATGTTGCATCTGCCACAGCAGTTCATAACACTATAAGAACTAAGCAGGTTAAGCTATCTGGTGTTACAAGACCGTCACAGATTGTAAGAGAACTGCTCTATCAGAAGATAAACTCAAACGAAAACAGGAAAACTATAAACTTCGGTATGGGTGTTGAGCATGTAAACATGACAGCTGGAGACATCTTTGTGTTTAATCATTCTCTTATGACCTCTACAATATTAAGTGGTAGGATACAGGGTTACGATTCTTCAAGCGGTGACAAAGTATTACTCGACCAAGACCTATCTGGACTGTCTTTACCTCTCAACCTTAATGTTACCTTATTAATAGGTGATGCTTATTGTGACGAGTGCCAAAAGACAGTTTGGAAAGACGAGGATGAAACAATAAAAAATGAAACCGCAACAACATGTCCTTATTGTGGCGGCCCAATTGATGGTACAGAAGAAGTTGTTGAAGTATCTGTTACTTCTATTGATGGCAACTGGGTGTATGCTACATTCGGTCAGGTAAAACCAGTAGCGTTTAATGTGTACGAGATAGGCCCATCTACAGAAACAAGTCAGAAATACAGAGTAATGTCTGTTCAGCCTGATATAAATAATGTTGCTCAGGTTATGGCAATAGAATATAACAAGGCAACCTACGGTAAGAGCAGAACACTTGTTGACGGTGTAACAGAAACAGCTTATGATGAAGCTACAATAGCAACACAGAATAATCAAGTTTCTATTTTGCCATTAATGAAAGCCGTACAACCCGTTAGAAGTTTATTAATAATACCATACAACCTATTAAACAATGAGATTTTAATAAAATTCCTAGCACCAAGTTCTATAGTATCTAATATATTATATAAGGGTGGTAGGGTAGTAATAACAGACCCATACGGTATTTCTGAAGAATTCACAGATGTTGATGGAGACAACGGTCTAAAGGTAGGGCTTGCAGATGCAAACGCTCAATATAAGATTCAGGTTTTTGCTACATACGCTGGTAAGACAGAAGCTGTACCCGTTCAGACTAACATACAGTTAAACATATTCAACTTTGGAGGGCAGGCTACAGAGGTTTACGCACCAGAGGTTCCGAACTTACGGTTAGCTTCTCGGTCAAGACCGTGGGGTAAATACACAAAGTGGGAAGATAATTATAATGGGTTTATTTCATCACGCCCTGTTTTTAAGTGGGATGCTGTCGGACTTGGTGATGAAGACAATGATCTTTTCACTAAGAATCAACTACAGATTGCAGGTTACAGACTAACCATTGAACTAAGCCATAGTCCCCGTGAAGATGTTTTGGAAGAAAGTGGTACACCTGCCGTGTGGGGTAAACAAGAAGTTTTTACTACCAGCAAGTGGGTATTAGAGAAAGCAGTTGATTTGGCATCAATATCTAATACACGTGAGGGTGACACCCCAGCTCAAGAATTAGCTAAGATACAGGGTATAAGGGCATCTATTGAAGCTTTCACTGACGGTAACCAGTACAGCCAAGTTGTAAAATCAGAAGTGTTTTATCCACATCAGGTAGCTTGCCCTCTTAAAGTAACAACAGTACCGTTCCTTGGGAGTGTATATATTTGGTGGAATGAAGACCCAGACTGGCAGGACATAGACCACTTTGAAGTTTATTTAAAGATATCAAAACCCCCCGGTAATTTTTTTGGTATAGCTAGTAAAAAAAGTTATGAATGGGAAACAACCGAGCCTGAGATAACAACCAACAGGTTTATAACTATAAAAATACCAGTAGAAGAAGTGTTTGGATTCAACGCACTTGGTGCTTTGTGGGGATGTACGTTTGAACCAGCTATAGTTGCAGTTACTAAAACTGGTGCTCTTAGGTCTGCTAGAGGAGTAGCTGGCCCTATAGAAGAGGAACCGCCAGTAACACAGACACCTCAAGGTGGTATTCCAGACTACATGTTGCAAACTCCTGCTTCTCATATTACCGTATATGATACTATCCGCCCATTCCACCTTCCACCAACCGTAGCACAGCAAAGAAGTGATAGTTTTCAGTTCACAGAATCTTACAACGTAAGACAGGCACTGATAGATGGTCATCTAGGTAGTGGTGTAGAATATACTGGGTTGATATGGGGACTACTAAAAAACGTAGTAAGAATAACATATGAATCACCAAACGAAGAAGATTTTATTAAGATTGCTTTTAATGTTGACAAAGCGTGTAAGATATGGGTTGAGTATTTACAGCAAGACGATTATGGCAACTACTTAAGGGGTCGGTGGGATTATTTAGGTGGTAATGATAATGGTGACCATGATTTAGATTCAGACGGTCAGCTTACATCATATGCAACAAGTGTGTTGGCAATAGACAAATATTGGGAAGTACCTTCTGGAAGTTCGGGAGCTTTATTCCCTGTTGCTCTTAAAAATAAGTATCTTCGTTTAATGGTATCACCGTTAGATGAATCAAGTACGGTAACCGTGAACGAGATTAGGTTTACC